ATCGCGAATACGAACAGTGCAGGCAATCTAGGTTCTCCTGTTCCGAGGTGCTGGTACGCCCGTGTAACACTGAACGCTCCCAGATTATTCCCGGTTATGCGGTAGGATGTCTCCTGTGAAGATCCTCGCATCGCATGACGGCGTTGGCTGCGGACATGTCCGTATGATCCAGCCTCTTCGTGAGCTGGCGAAGCACGGGCATGATGTCACGTTTTCAGATCACAGAGGTACGGCAGCCGTAGAAAGCATGCGGAAGGCCCGCGAATTCGATGTAGTTGTCGGTCAGCGCTTTGCCGGATACGAGGGCATGGCAATATGGAGAAAAGCACGAACTCCCCAGAACCGTCTTGTTTACGAAACCGACGACGATTTGTTCAGCATTGATAAGGCTAACTGGGCAGCTTATGTACAGTTCAACAGATATGACGTACGGGAAGCGATCACCGGCTATTGCATGACTGCGGATCTAATTACCGTGACTACTAAGACTCTAGCTGAAGTACACCGAAACGAATTGAACTGCGATAATATAGCTATACTTCCAAATTGTATTCCTGAGTACATGCTGGAACTTCCGCGCATTAAGCGCGACCGGCCGCGTATCGGCTGGATTGGCGGAGCTAGTCACGGTATAGATATCCATGAAGCCAGTCAGGCTGTACGCAGGTTTCTGAACAGAAACGACGGATGGGACCTGTATCTAGGAGGCACTGACTACCGGCCGTCATTCAAGGTGCGTAACTGGGACCAGATGATTCACGGTGACTGGAACCAGATAAACGAAGACGAACGTGGCTACTACGAGTCTATCGACTTCGACATCGGTCTTGCGCCTGTGAAAAATACCTTGTTCTCGCGCTCGAAGTCGGCGCTGAAGGCACTTGAGTACAACGCTCGCGGTATTCCAGTGATAGCCTCTGACGTTCAGCCTTACCGGGAATACGTCGTCCACGGTGAGAACGGCTTCCTGGCAAAGAACGAGTACGACTGGACGAAGTACATCAGGCTGCTTGCTGAAGATCCTGACCTGCGGCACGAGATGGGGCTCAAGGGAAAACAGCACGCTAGCCAGCTAACTCACGAGGGCAACTGGAAGCTCTGGGAAAACGCATATACAAGTCTGTTTAAGAGGTAGGCTGACCTGCATGAAGATTAAGTGCTCCGGGTGTGCCAGCACTCGTCTGTACCCGTTCCTGGACCTGGGGGAAACCCCGCTGGCAGACAGGTTCCCGGCAACGGCTGATGAAGACGAGCGTTACTACGAGCTAGGTGCTGTTGTCTGCGAGGAATGCTGGCTCACTCAGAACAGCGAGGTAGTTCCTGACGCTGAGCTTTACGGTTCGGATTACGGGTTCATGACCGGAGCTTCGCCGTCTTCTGTCGAGTACTTCCGCCGCTGGTCTGCGTGGGCACTCGCTCACTTCGGTAATCAGGCCCGTATGCTGACTGTGGAGATTGCCTCCAACGACGGAACCCTGCTCCATAACTTCAAGGACGCGGGCTGCCGTGTCGTCGGAATAGACCCGGCAGGCCCGGCTTCAGCAGAAGCTAATGCTAACGGTATCCCGACGTACGACGAACCCTTCAACTGGGAGTCGGCAGGACAGATCCTTGAAGATCACGGCCCGGCAGGACTGATTATCGCCTGCAATGTGGCAGCTCATGTATCGGACTTGTTCGGGTTCCTGTCCGGAATCAGGCGTCTGCTTTCTCCGAACGGTACCGCCGTCATCGAGTTCCAGTACCTGCCGCGCCTTATCGCCGGTAACCAGTTCGACCACGTGTACCACGAGCACAGGTGCTTCTTTACCTTGGACGCTTTCTCTCGTGCGTGCGAGCAGGCCGGAGGGCTTAAGGTACTGAATGCGGAGCATACCAGCGCTCAGGGCGGCAGCCTCAGGGTAATGGTAGCGAGGAGCGGAATCGAGCAGTTCACTGTGCCCGTTATCCGCGAGAGTGAAAAGTGGCTGAGGTCCAGGGCAGCGTACAGTGGAATGCAGGGCCGGGCAGAGTTTGTCCGCGACGAGCTGCTGTCTATCCTTGCCAGCTTCAAGAGCCAGGGGAAGAGCGTAGCTGGTTATGCGGCCTCAGCTAAATCTTCTACTCTGCTGAACTTCTGCGGTATCGGGCCGGATCTGCTGGACTACGTAGTGGACACGACTCCCGACAAGATCGGGAAGTTCACCCCCGGTACCAAGATCCCTATCATCAGCCCTGAGCAGGAGGAATGCTTTCCCGATGCCTACCTGGTGCTAGCTTGGAACTACCTGCCGGGGATCATCCGCAGGGAAAAGACATTCTTGGACTGCGGCGGCCAGCTTATCGTTCCTATCCCGGTGCCGGTGATCCTGTGAAAGTACTATTTCCCGCAGTTACCTGCGTCCTTACCTCTCACCTGAAGCCGTCGCTGGGAGAAGCGGTAGACAGCGTTCTGTCGCAGACTCGCAAAGACTTCCAGCTGATCATCCTGGATTCTGGGCAGTGGATAGGGAAGACCAGTAAAATTGCCAGGCAGATGAAGGGCTTCTACGAAGAGTACTCGTTTCATCCTCTCATCGACTGGATTACTACAGGAGAAAGTGCCTCTCTTTACGAGCAGGCGTGCCCGATCTCGTACGTAACTAACCAGGCGATCCGGGCCGGGATAATTCGTGGCAGGTACATGTGCACGTTCTACGACGACGACATTTACGAGCCGCAGTTCTTCGAAAAGATGGCCGGGTACCTGGACACGCATCCCAAGATCGGTGCCGTCTACTGTGCCGAGAATATCTACGCGGTTAACGAGGACGGAACGTACTGGCAGACAGGGATACTTCCCGCAGATGCTCCCCGGTCAGGAGCAGGGAACTTCGATTGCAGGATGGACGGAGCCTCAGTAATGTGGCACACCTCTGCCCTGGAAGAGATGGAGCAGCCCTGGCTTCCTGAAGATCCTGACTACAATGCCTGCCGTCATTCTGACGGTGTGTTCCTGGAAAAGCTGGCAGCTGTCGTTGGTACTGTCGGGAATGTTCCCGATACGCTAGTGAAGAACCGTGCTACACCATGGTCCACTTTCACTGCAACTGCTGGTGCCCTGCCTGAATACGACATCAGGAAGGCTTAATGACTACGGCCCTTATCACCGGCATCACCGGACAGGACGGCAGCTACCTGGCTGAATACCTGCTGAAGCGCGGCTACGAAGTTTACGGACTGGTACGCGGCCAGGCTAATCCCCGTGAAGCGGCGGCTAGGGCACTGCTCGGAGACAAATACGTCATCCACGGCGACCTGCTGGACCAGTCGAGTCTGCTGGCGGCGCTGATCAAGGCTCAGCCTGACGAGGTGTACAACCTGGGGGCGGTTACCTACGTGCCGATCTCGTGGGAACAGTCTGAGCTAACCGGCGAGGTTACCGGGCTGGGTGTACTGCGGCTGCTCGAAGCGATCAGGGTGTTCAGCGGTCTTACGGCTTCGAGAACAGCAGGTCGCGGGCAGGTGAAGCTTTACCAGGCGTCTTCGTCGGAGATGTTCGGCAAGGTACGAGAGTCCCCGCAGACTGAACTGACGCCGTTTCATCCTCGCAGTCCGTACGGTGCGGCCAAGTCTTACGGTCACTACCTGGTACAGAACTACCGAGAGTCTTACGGTATGTTCGCCGTATCGGGAATTCTCTTCAATCACGAGTCTCCGCGCCGCCCGCCTGAGTTCGTAGTGCGCAAAGTGACGAAGAGGGTTGCCGAGATAAGGCACGGGAAAGCTAACGAGCTGCACCTCGGAAACCTCAACGCCAAGCGCGACTGGGGATATGCGGTTGACTACGTAAAAGCCATGTACCTGATGATGCAGAACTCTGAAGCGGTTGACTACGTGGTCGGCACAGGTATCACCTACTCCGTGGAGGAGATGGTTGACGCAGCATTCAGGATCTGCGGTCTTGAGTGGCGTGACTACGTAGTCACGGACGCCGCCTTCATCCGTCCGGCTGAGGTTGACTACCTGTGCGCTGACCCTGCTAAGATCAGCAGCGATCTGAACTGGAAGCCGGAGACAAGCTTCCACGACTTGCTGTCTCTGATGCTGGAGGCTGACTTGGAGGCTGTAAGTGACTAGACGAGTACTGGTAACTGGGGCCGGTGGTTTTGCCGGGCATCATTTCCTTGAGCACATCCTTGTCCACACGGACTGGGAGATCGTCGCTACGGACTCGTTCCGGCACAAGGGCAAGACTGACCGTATCGCAGAAATACTGGATCGCGACGGCCGGGAAAGTTCCTATGCCACGGCGGCCAGCATAATTGCCCGGAACCGTACGACCGTAATTACCCACGACCTGACAGCTCCGTTTAGCAACCAGGCCGTAGAGCAGATGGGCGAAATCGACTTCATAGTCGCGTACGCCTCGGAGAGCCACGTAGACAGGTCTATCACCGACCCGGTACCGTTTGTCCAGAATAACGTCAGCGTCGCTCTGAACACCCTGGAGCTGGCCCGGAAGCTGCATCCCAGGGCTGTCATCTGGGTAAGCACCGACGAAGTGTACGGCCCGGTAGACGCCGACGATCTCAGGGGGCATTCTGAGTGGGCTCCGATCCTGCCGTCAAACCCGTACGCCGCGTCCAAGGCCGCTCAGGAAGCTCTCGCTATCTCCTACTGGCGTACGTTCGGCGTCCCGCTCCAGATCGTGAACTGCATGAACATGATCGGTGAGCGCCAGGACCCGGAGAAGTTCGTGCCGCTGGTGATCAAGAAAGTCCTGGCCGGAGAGACGGTTAAGATCCACGGCACGGAAGAGCACATCGGTACCCGCCACTACCTGCACGCGCGGAACCTGGCTGACGGCATCGTGTTCCTGCTGAACCGTACGTACCCGCATGCGTTCGGCAGCATCTTTACCGACCATGACCCCTCGAATCCCACTGGCATATACACGATCAACCGCCCAGACCGCTACAACATCGCCACGCCGGACAGGATCGACAACCTGCACCTGGCCTGGATGATCGCTGCCTACGCGGGCAAGTCTCTCTACTACGAGCTGGAGGACTTCCACAGCACGCGTCCAGGACATGACCCGCATTACGGGCTGGACTCCGCTAAGATGGCCGGACTGGGCTGGACAGCGCCGGTTCCGCTCGAAGAATCCCTGCGGCGCACAGTGGAGTGGACGATGAAGCACCCTGAATGGTTGAGAGATTGATGATCCCGGTCGAAGATCACCTGTGGCTTCCGCTGCACTACAACGAGACTGCTCTTTTCCTTCCCGAGGGCCACCGTATCGAGTACGCCTTTACCGGAGAAGACGAGATCACCGTCCGGATAACCGGGCCGAACGCTCATGTCTACGGCAAAGACGGAACCATGGACGCAGCGGTAGAAAAAGTAGTGGAATGGTTTGCACAAATAGGTAAAAACCTAGGATAGGGTGCAATCATGATTCCTGTTAATTCATCCGCGAAATACGGCGTGGCCGGTCAGGTTCAGCGCATGCTCCGAGAGGCATTCGATGACGAGTACGATTACCTGCTCCAAGGGGCAGACGACAAGCGCCTAGGCTGGATGCCTTTTCAGATTGCCGACTTCACAGCCATCATGACTGAGGTAATGCGCGAGACAGACGGAGTGCATTTCCTGGAAGTCGGCTCCGGTGTCGGTACTAAGTCCGCTATTGCCAGGCACCTGTTCGGACTTACCACGTTCGGAATCGAGTACTCCAGGGAGCTGGCCGAGGTAGCTCTGGACAGGCAGCGAGGGCCGCTGTGGATCGGTGACGCGCTTGACTTCCCTTACAGCTACGGTGAATTCGACATCATCTGGATGTACCGGCCGTTCCGTAACGTAGAACTCCAGGACAGACTTGAGGAGCATATTTACGACAAAATGCGGCCGGGGGCTATCCTCGCTGGTGCGGCACTTCAGAATGCCCCTTCAGGCTGGACGACAATCGTAGACGACTGGGATATGGGCAATAGAGGTGCCTGGAAAAAACCGTGAAAAGGCCGAGCTGGATAACTTACTACCTCGGAATTGCTGACGCTGTAGCAGTGCGCGCTGACTGTACCCGGCGGAAAGTAGGAGCGGTCGTAGTCAGCCGTAACTCTATAGTCGCTACCGGCTATAACGGGTCTCCTCCCGGCGAGCCAGGCTGTCTGTCTGACGGCGCGTGCCCCCGTGGGCAGCATTACCCCCTGGAACCTGCGCTGTGTGCCTGCCTTGGCGCTTGGCCCTGCGGACTGGCCGTCCAGCCTAATTCCAGCTACGACACCGGCAAGGGCTCGTGCATTGCTTTGCATGCGGAACAGAATGCGCTTATCCGGGCTGGGGACCGTGCTCAGTGGGCGACTCTGTACTGCACCGACGAGCCCTGTGACGGCTGCTGGAAGCTGATCAAGGGCGCGGGAATTGCACGAGTATTCTGGTACGGCGGCGAATGGGAAAGATACCCGGAACGCAAGGGGTGGCTGCGGAGATTGTTCCGGCTGTAACCTGAAGACATGAAGACAGGTGTCGGGCCGCCACGTGAGCAGGTAGATCTGCCTGCCTGGGAGAGAGACGCCTTCATCATGATCACCGAAGTTAATACTTACCCGCCTGAGCGCACCCAGGTATCGCACGCACTGAAAGCAGTAGGACGGTCCCAAAGTGTTTCCGTACAGGACGCGTTTCAGCGCAATGCCCGGAAGATGTGGCGGCCTAGCTAGAACTTCTCCAGGTCGTCTACGGTTACGTTTTCTTCCGTACCGAGTACGACCACTTCGACAATGGCTATGACATCCTGGCCGGTCAGCTTCTGCACACCGTCAGCGTACATCTCGCCCAGGATACGCATGATCTCGTCCCACTGGCTCTGGCTGGTGCGCTGCCGGATCGCGCTGAAGAACTCCCTGTGCTCTTTTGCGTTGGCGTCTTCCACGTCTCTCCTGACTGAAGGGTGCCCGGTCCCCGCAGCGCCTAGCAACGGACCTGTTGGTTAGGGGCTCGTGACTGTGTGTTGGCAGAGGCACGCGAGGCGGGGCCGGGCGATTCAGTTGTACTCGTTCCAACACTACAGGGTCCTGTCTTATTCCCGGTTACCGAATTATTCTTACAGGTATGACGGTATTTGCCAACAACACCTCAGCTACGGTTACCAGTGGTGGTACTACCACGTCGGATACCAGCTGGACTGTAGGCAGCATTACCGGCTTTCCCACGTCGCTGGCTTCAGGCCAGACATTCCATGTAGCTGATACTGCACCCGGCTACACCGGAGAAAAGATCCTGGTTACCGCGATCAGCGGAAGCGGCCCTTACACCTGGACGGTAGTCCGGGGTGACGAAGGAACTACTGCGGTAGCGCACGTAGCCAGCTTCAATATCCAGCAGGTAGTAACCGCCGGAGAATTTACCTCTCTTTCCCTGGGTATTTACAATGTTAAAACTTACGGTGCTAAAGGCGACGGGTCCACCGACGACACCACCGCTATTACTAACGCACTAAATGCTGCTGGGAATGCTGCCAGCGACGGCATGGTGTACTTCCCGCCCGGCGTCTACATTTCTGGCGCTCAGTTCATCCCGCAGAATGTGCACGTGCAGGGCTCTGGGATAGTAAACACTACGGTTAAGCTGAAGACGACCGCCGCGAAGTTCGACAACCTGTTCACTAACGCTCAGTTGATCGGCACTACTTTTGACGCGAACTGCTGCCAGGTAAGTGACATGACCCTGGACGGGCAGGCAGGCGCACAGACCGCTACAAGCCCCTGGCAGGCAGGACTCGTGTTCAATACGCGTCCCCCGTCCGGCGGCTTCGAGTACAACGACGGGCGTCATGTAGCGCGCAACTTGCTGATCCAGAACTTTACCGGCGACGGACTGGTGCAGTACCAGCAGGGCGTGTGCCAGTTCAGCAATATCCAGGTCTGGCTGTGCAACGGGTTCGGCTTTAACTGCAACCAGGACTCTGAATATGTTAACTGCGACGCGGGCGCTTGCGGACTGGACGGATTTGTTATCCAGGGTGGTTCTAACCGTTTCAGCTCTTGCAAGGCGTGGTTCTGCGGGGCATCGATGACCAGCTCTCGCGGAACGGGCGCGACCGCACTGACTGTGAACGGCCCGACCGGCACGGGTGCTCCAGCTTGGGACGGTACTGCCGTAACCAGCCTGGTTTTCTCCCTGGCTAACGGCTGGGGGAACGGCTGGGTGCTGGCGGACATCACATCCGGGCCAGGCGTGAACGGCAACTACGCTGGTAACGACTTCTCTGCCTGCGGCGCGCAGGACAATGCCAGGGCAGGGTGGAGGCTAAGTGGCGGCCGGTTCACTCTGGGCGGGTGCTCGGCAGATTCCAACTCCAACTGCGGTTGCACGTCCGGCACCACGCCGCTGGCGTCCTTCCCCGGCTTCGAGTTTCCCAACGGCAACTCGTCCACGGGTGTAGTAACTGGTTATTCCTTCGACCGGGGCGCGAACACCAACCACCAGCAGGCCGGAATGTACCTGGGCTCGTCTCTCGGCAGCCTGGACATCCACCTCGTTATCGACGGAAAATTGAACAACGGTACCACCAAGATGCCCGCGCTGTTGTCGGGCAGCAGTACCACCTCGCTGGGCGGGGTGAATGCTTTCATCGGCGGGCACTCGCTGTTCTCCCCGTTCGACGTGATGGCGTGGGGCGCGCAGGGCGACGGGTCCACCGACGATACCACCGCTATCAATGCCGCGATAAGCGCTGCGATCAGCGCGGGTGGCGGTAAGGTATATATCCCGGCAGGCACTTACAAGTTCACTAACCTCACCTGCACTACATCGTCTTCCACTGTCGCAATCCCGGTATATATAGAGGGCGATGGCACAGAAGCGACTATCTTGAAGTGTTATGCCACTTCCGGTGTCGGCCTGGATTATTACGGCAGCAGTACTACTGCAAGCGTGGATGGCGGCGGCGTATCGAATCTGACCATCGACGGCACAAATGCCAGCGCCGGAGTCGCCGGGCTGAAGATGCACGACCTGTTCCAGCTACGGGTATATGACGTATTCGTTCGTAACTTCAGCGGTACCGGGTCCAAAGGCGCGTGGTTCTGCAACACCTATACCTGGACTGAAGCACTGCACGGCCGGATCTACCTGGCCAATAACACTGCTAACTGCGTATTCGACGTGGCTTCGTCCGGTACCACTGCTACCTCCAGCTTCGCGCGCCTGGACCTAGATATCTTCATTACTCAGGGAACGGCAAGCTTCGACGGTGTAGTGCTCCAGAACGGCGCGGTGCTCTACGACGGCCGGTTCTCGATCCGGGGAAACTTCACCTCCAGCGCATCAGCGCTGACTTCCGCTGTGCTCCGCCTGACGGGCAGCGTACCCACCGGCCACCCCGGCGCGGGCACTGTCTTCTCCTCTATCACCTTCGGGCGAGTTGAAATCGGCGTGGAGGTGGACAACGCACAAACCAACAAGCCTATTACCATCGTGTCTAATGCGGGCGGCAACCTGTTCCAGAACTGCTACGGCATTATGGACTTCAGCAACGGCGGCGGCGCGTTCACTGCGGCTGCGGGCAACTCGTTTATCTATCCGTTCAATGGTGTTATCAAGGGTGACGCTACCCTACAGGGTATATCCGGCACAACGCAGATAGCCGCTTACAACATGCCCGGCGGTGTTGCTATCGGCAACTTCTCAAGCCCGGCGACTATCGCAGCCTCGGGAACAATCAGTACGGCTGCTACCAGCTTTGCCAAAGTCACCAGCACGGGCGCGGTAGGCGGTGTTATTCTCCAGGCAGGTACTTACAGTGGCCAGGTCTGTGTGGTAGTAAACTCGGGCAGCAACACAATCACGTTCGCTATCTCGGGTACGTCGCATGTTGCGGACGGTACTTCGGACGCTATCAGCGGCGGTACAGGACGGATGTTTGTGTGGGACGAGAATAACAGCCTCTGGTATCACATGACCTAACCCTGGCTTATTACTGTTAATCGGATTATTCTTAAGTCGAATACCGAAAAGGCTTCAGGAGGAACATGTCCGGTTACACGATGTCGCAGGGGGAAGTGCTCTGGGCTAGTTCTCAGGCTGGTACCAACGACACTTATGCTGCGGGTACCGAGCAGTCCCTGATGGGCGGACTTACTCCGTGCGTTATCCCCGCCTTTTACTTTCTCAACAACACCAGCACAGGCCGTACCCTTAAACTGCGTGCTTCCGGACTTATCACCTGCGTCTCTGCTGTTACGTGGACCTGGAACGTCCGTCTGTTCAACGGCACGAACACGTTCACTGCTGGCGGCGGCATCGGACTGGGACCGACACCTGCTCTTACCGCTCCGTCTTCGGCTACCCTCGCACCCTGGTTCCTGGACCTGGACATCGTGATGCGCAACGTAAACCCTGGTGCTACGTCGGTTATCTGTGCACAGGGAGAAGTTCGCTCTTCACTCGGCCTTGCGTCCCCGTTCATGGGTCCGATGCCCGGTGCTAACACTACTCCGCAGAACTCCGTCTTCGACAACTCTGCGACCTGGTACCTGCACGTCACGCTGCTGTCCAGCTCTGCGTCGGCTTCTAACCTGGCGAACCTTCAGATGGCAAAGCTCTACGGAGAGAACTAATAACCGAGCACACGGCTTAAGCGGGAGGTTAGCTAAGGGCAGGAGGTGACCTATGGCCATTGCCGAAGACGCTTCCTCTCCAGCCGTTGTACATGTCTTCGGCGCTACCTCTCCTTTCTCAGGGCTGTCAACCGCGTCGTTCAGTCCTCCAGCGAACTCTCTCGTCGTTGCGATAGTCAACTTCGGCTATTCGGCGTTTGGTAAGCCGAGCCCGTCAATAACTGTCGCGGACTCCGGTTCTGTTTCGTACACAGCTGGCCCGGCTGTATTCGATACCGATGCTGACTACTCGGGGATATTCACTAATTACTACTCGTCTGCTCCCGGTTCGATTACGGTTACTGCTTCGGACCCGACCACCTGGTCAGGCGGCACCACGGGTATGCAGCTAACCGTAAAGGTACTCACCGGAGCGAATTCAAGTCAGTCGGGAGCCGGGTCAGCGTTTAACCATGACTCTGCTGGAGCTGGATCGGCAGCCAATTCTCTGATCACTACCACGACCGCCGGGTCGTTTGTGTACGTGGCCGCAACTTTCGGGGCGAACACCACCTTGACCCCGTTCGACTCCAATACAACGTCGATTAATGCGCTTACTGACGCCACCGAAATAAACGTCTACGGATCTGGCGAGCAGACAGCGGCAACGGTCACTCCCGCTTCGACTAGGCTCGGCTGGACAGCAGGAACAACCGGCCCGTGGTCGTGGGCGGCACTGGAAATCCTCCCCGCAGGCGGCGGAAGCCCTGCAATACCTCCTCAGCCTCAGCCTGGCAGTAAGTTCCGGCGCAAAAGGTTCCACCGTAATCAGCCACTTATATCGTCGTTCAGCACACCGATTCGCACTAGCATGCCCGCAGTACCCGGAAACATGGTTCCAGGCAACACCTCTCCGGGTTCTCCCGGCTCTGCCGCCACCAGTCAGACTTACAACGGCGCGCTGACTGCCGGTGTTACTGCGCAGGATTCGTTTGGCGGCACTAAGACCGGGTTCGCAGCACTGACTACGACTGCTACTGCTCAGGCTGCATTCAACGGCACGAAAACAGGCAACACAGCGATTACCGCTTCAGTCACAGCTTCGATGCTGCTGGCGGGCGGGGATATACCACCGGGTACTCCTCTTTCACAGGCGGGCAGCCGGGTATGGCGCAATAAGTTCCGGCGTGACCAGCGGCTGATCCTGCCTCCTGCTGCTCCCGTAACTAGCCGGTCTCCTATGACTCTCGGCGGCGCTCTCGCGGCTTACACAGTAGACGGAAGTGACACCGAAATAGCTAATAACCTAGGTGCTACTCTCTCTGTATTTACTGATGACGGCACTATTGCAACTGCCGCTAACCTGGGTGGAACAGCCGCTCTCGTAGTCAACCAGCTGGGCGGTACTATCTCTGCATATACCAATGACGGTAGTATTGCAACGACAGCTTTCGGTGGCAGTGCGACAGGATGGACCATGCAGAATATCAATTTGAACTTCGCGGAGTTCAATGACATCACGCTGACTGGCACCATTACTAACAGCGGATCTGCTCTTAACCTCACGGGTTACACCGTTAACATGTACCTTAAGCCGTCTGCCGGAGTCGTAGACACTGACGGCCGGGTAATCAAGCTGTCCAGCGGCGGCGGCAGCCCTGCAATTACTATCACCAACGCTGCTTCTGGTGCAATATCCATTCTCGTAGCTAACGCTGACGTGCAGAATCAGAACCTGCTCTTCTACCGGATTGACGCGGTAGACGCCAGCAGCCACATCAACACGGCCATCTACGGCAACATTACATACACGGCCCTCTAATGTAGGGAGGCTGTGCCTGTGAGCCCGACTCTTGTAGCAACCGTCTCGCCCGCGTTTCAGTCAGGCGCAATTACAACGGCGACGTTCTCTATCACAGCTACCACCGCTGGCAGCTGCCTGGTCGCATACGTTTCCGCGTTCGGAGACACTGCCTCGCCTACTACGGTAACTATTACCAGTAGCACGGGCGGTACGGGCGGCACGTTTACCTCTGATAACTGGTTTACTCCGACAAACGGAAACTCCCTAGCGACCGCCGCGATGGACGCGGGTATCTGGCTGGACCCGTCGTGCGCCACTGGCACCAATGCGATCAAGGTTACGACTAACGGTTCCGGCACAATCACGATCGGGCTTATCTCCGAGGAATGGGCCGGGCTGGCGGCTACTGCCGGTGCGCTCGTTGACCAGAGCGCGACTCCGTTGCGGCAGACCACTGCGAACACTACGTGGAGCGTCGGCGCGACCGGCACAACCAGTCAGGCGGGCGAACTGGTAGTTGCCGTCGCCGCAGGTTTCAATAACTCCTCGACTTCGTGGACGATAGGCACTCCGGGTGCACCGTGGACCGAAGCAACACCCGTTGTCGGAATCGGGTCTAGTGCTTTCTACCAGAACCTTGCCGCCGGGCATCAGGTAACTGGTTCAACAGGCACGTTTACCTATAACGGCACAAACGTTTACAAAGTAACAGCATGTATTTTGACTCTGAACCCTGGTGCAGCCGCTGCTCCTTTGCCCGCAGTCCCGCAGCCTGGCGGTAAGTGGTGGCGTAAGAAGCACCGTAAGAATCAGCAGCAGCTTACTCCGGTGGCTAATCCGCTGATGCAGACACTGACGGACGCGTTCCCCGGCTCATCGGTGGACAGCACGAAGTGGAATAGCAGCCCAGGTGCGGGCACCATCACGGTCAGCGGCGGAATACTAAGCCTGAGCGTGCCGACTAATGCCGGGACTAACACTCATATTAACTCACTGGGCCTTTACAGCCTCCGGAATTCTTATGCGTACGCGGAGCTGAACAGCGCTGGCGTCGCTGAGCCGAACACGCAGGTAATGCTCAACGTGCTCGACCAGTCGTTTACCAACGGCTTCTTCCTGTATGTCCTCAACGGAAACCTGCACGGCTCTTACACCAATAACGGCATTACCTTTACAGACGCCTTCACCGCCTTCACGTACAGTGCGACTAGCCATAAGTGGCTGCGTATCCGTGAAACCGCCGGGACAGTTTTCTGGGAAACTGCACCTGACGGTCTGACCTGGACGGTTCAGGGGTCCCTGGCATCCAGCACGTTTACTTTCAATCTCGGTGCAATGCAAGTCCTGCTTGTGCAGCAGCAGAATACTAGCACTGACCCAGGGACTACTAGCCAGTGGTCGAACTTCAACACTACTCCTTCCTTTTCTACCTGGAACGGAGCTTTCACTACTGCTGTCACTGCCCAGGATTCTTTTGCCGGTACGAAGACCGCGTTCGGAGTTCTTACCTATACGGTTACTGCTCAGGACTCCTTCGCCGGTAAGAAGACCGGATTCGCCGCGCTGGTAGCTACTATTACTGCGGCGATGACCGCTGCCGGTAAGAAGACCGGGTTCGGAAACCTTGCTGCGGCTGTTACCGCTCTGATGTCGGCGGCCGGAACTAAGACAGCTAAGGGCGTGCTGACTGCGACCGTTACTGCCCAGGCAGCATTCACCGGCACGAAGACTGCATTCGGTCACCTGACAGCTACGGTAACGGCAGCGATGTCTGCGGCTGGTACTAAGACGGCAAAGGGTGCCCTGACTACGAACGCTACTGCTCAGGCTGCTTTCGCCGGGACTCGTGTTAAGTTCGGTCAGCTGACTGCTGCTGTCACTGCTGCTCTGACTGCGGCCGGAACTAAGACAGCGTTCGGCGCTATGTCGGCTGCTGCTACGGCACAGGCTGCTTTCGCGGGAACCAAAACTGCATTCGGCCAGCTTGTCGCTGCTGTTACAGCATTCTTGTTCCCCGCTGCCACTCCTCCGCCTGCTGCTCCTTTCACCCCTCTTCAGCCGGGTAGCAGGCAGTGGCGTACAAGGTACCGTCGCAAGCAGAGGATCGCACCGCCTCCTCCCTACACATACAGCGGGGCATTCTCGGCTAGTGCTACAGCTCAGGCTACGTTTGCAACTAACCGGACTCAGAACGGCACTCTTACAGCTGCGATCACGGCTGTTATGTCAGCAGCGGGTACCAAGTCGGCGTTCGGTACCCTGGTCGCTGCGGTCACTGCGGCTATGTCGGCGGCTGGTAAGAAGACTGGGTTCGGAAACCTGACAGCAACGGTCACTGCGGCTATGACAGCGGCAGGTAAGAAGACCGGGTTCGGTAACCTTACCGCTGCGATCACTGCTGCTATGTCTGTGGCCGGTACCAAGACGGCCAAGGGCGTTCTTACTGCGACCGTTACCGCTCAGGCTGCTTTCGCTGGTACTAAGACGGCGTTCGGGCACCTGACTGCTACGGTAACGGCAACGCTGACGGCGGCAGGCAAGAAGACCGGGTTCGGCGTACTCTCGGCTGCGGCTACTGCACAGGCTACGTTCAACGGGATCAGGACAGCTAAGGCTTTCGCTACATTCTCGGCTACTGCCAGGGCTCTGTTCAACGCGATCAATAACTCGATCCGCAACCCGATGAACTACGGCGGAAACATCATCCGCACGGTATTCGGAACTACTGCTTCTGAGGTAGCCAACCTCTACGGCGGAACTCTTGCAGAGGGTAACTACGGTGGCGGACTGGTTAGTGCGAATACCGGAGGAACGGCAACCCTTTCGGCCAACACACTAGGCGGCACTATCTCTCCCCCTGCTCTTGGCGGTACTCTTACATCGACAGCTTTCGGTGGCGGCGCAGTTGGGTGGACTATGCAGGAGGTAGACCAGAACTTCCCCGAGTTCAACGACCTTACGCTGAACGTTGCCCTGACTAGTAACGGATCGGCACTTAACCTCACGGGTTACACCGTCAAGATGCTGATGAAGCCTAATGCAGGCGTACTGGATTCTGATGGCAGGAACATTATCCTGTCCAGCGGAGGCGGAAGCCCGGCGATTACGATCACTAATGCTGCTGGCGGCCTGTGCAACATCGCTATCGCCAACGCTGACGTGCAGGACCAGACTCACACGTTCTACCGAATCGATGCAGTGGACGGCAGCGGGCATATCAACACGTGCATTTTCGGTACTATTACGTATACGCCTCTATAAGTAGGATGGAAACATGAGCGAGACCGAAACCCGAAACCCGATGTGGTGTGACGTGTGCCGTCAGGGAGATACTGACCCGCGCCACCACGTTCTGATGGCTGACGGTTCTGTTCAGACGCGCCACATGGACTGCTGCCGGGACAACGGATGCCACGACAGCTCCTGCGGCAAGATCCTGGAAATGAGCGGCGACAAGCGCAAGACTGAACTGCTCCAGTTCCTGCACGAAAACGGAGCGGCAGTTCACGCAGAGGTATCCACCAAGGAGGGCGAGTAATGAGCATTAACATAACTACCCTGACTTGGGCTGATGATCTACAGCCGGGAAGTACTCCCTGGGATCTGCTCACTAGTACAGACGGATGGGTTCGCGTTGTAAACCACGGTCCTTGCCCTGTCTGCGTTAGCCAGGTTCCTGTTTCCGTTTATCATCCCCCTACTGAACTGGCTGTCTTCGCTGGGGTTACTCTTCGGCAGGGAGAATCCGTCCTAGTTCCTTCCGACGATGGAACTAGCGGCACCCGAGTTAGCATACGGGTAGTCACGGACACATTTCTAACCAGTAGTGCTCAGGCAGTAGATGTAATTGCGAACGGAGGATAACTAATGCCTACCAGCGGCCTTGATTCTACCCAGGCACCTCATATCCTGGATGCAATGACCGGCAAGACTGCCCTTACCGCCTGGAGTGGTACTACCGGCAAGCTCAAGCTTCAGAACAGCACAGGCTCGGAAACAGCTGACGGCACGGAAATTTCCGGTGGTTCTTACCCCGCTGGCGGTATCGTGTACACCGTATCGACCACGTTCGGCGCTGCTTCGTACTCCACCAACGTAACCTCGGCCACTAACTCGGTAAACCCTATTACCCAGGCTTCCATGCCGACTGTGGGTTCGCCGGGAGTTACTTACGCCACTATTTACGACGCAGGAGCTGTTCGCTGGTGGTGGGGTGCTCTTACGACACCTGTTCTCACCAACTCTGGTGACACGCTTACCTTCGCTACGTCCTCCATAGTTGTTCAGCTGAACATGTAATCTCGCGCTTTTTCAAAAATTTAATAAAAATGCCCTATGGAGGGTGGGCGGTAGCCTGCCCAAAAGTAGTTTTCAGCGGTACTCTGAATTTGAGGAGGCTGCCATGTCGGGTGATGTACATCTGCCGGTTTACTACGCCAATGCGGCTGAGGCAATTCCCGTTACTCCGGTACTGTTCGTTAATGCTGCCGGTACTGCTACCGATCCTACGCTAGTACAGTGCGTAGTCACTGATCCTACGGGCACCTCCACCACGTACAACTACAACGGCTCGCCGCCTAACAACATCGTCACCCGCTCTGGTACCGGCGCTTACGCGCTGAAGCTCACCGGACTCACCCTCGGCGGCCTTTACACATTCGTCTGGATCGGTACCGGAGCCACCGTCAACCAGGTAACTCCCGGCACGTTCCGCCTGATCCCGATCTCTGATATCGGCTCGGCTGGAATGCAGTTCTGGTACGCGTCGATGGAAGAGCTGAAGTCCCGCCTCCAGATCACCGACACCAACGACGATCACGAGATCCAGCTCGTTCTTCACACGGTGACTGACTGGATCAACACTTACTGCGGCCGACATTTCTACCAGATCACCGAAGCCCGTACTTACCGGCCTGACAATGTGTGGACCCTGCACATCGATGATCTGGTTACTGCCACAAGCGTTGACCTGGACTACGACGGTGACGGTGTTTACGAAGTCCACTGGGTACAGGACGTTAACTACCAGCTCCTGCGTTACGACGGCAACTACAACAAGAACGACATGGGCATTCAGCGGCCGAACAACTACCTCCAGGTGACTTCGGGTAACGGGACTTCCAATCCTGCGGGCGGACAGTGGCTGCCGTGGCTGTGGCCGTTCACCCGTCAGAACCGTGTCCAGATAACAGGTACGTGGGGCTGGCCGCAGATCCCGCCGAACGTTTCCCAGGCTGCCCTGATTATGGCTGCTGACATGTTCAAGGCTAAGGACGCACCGTGGGGAATTGCCGGATTTGGAGAACTCGGGCTCGTTAAAACTCAGGCCAGCCCGATGATCGTGGAACTCCTGCGCGGGTACGTCAACGTAAACAACAAAGTCGGCGTATAGTTCAGTTATGCGATTCATCTTCGGAGTAGGCAGCCGTCTGTTCATCTGGGACACCAGCATTTCCAAAGTCGCGATGCGCGTAACGAGCAGTCACGAGGAAGAGGACGACGGGGAAGAGTTCAAGGAAGCACCGCCGATGGACCCGCACAGCACGAACGGTGCTCACATGGAGATCTCTCCTTCAGTTATGTTCGACACGGGGAAGGCACGAAGGATGGGGTTCCATGGCAGCGAAGGCATCAGCAGCTAAGAAGACCGCCAAGGGCGTCAAGAACTCGAAGACTACCAAAGCCAACAGCGGCTTTACGTCTGCACAGAACCAGGCGTACCGGGCTGCTTACACCGCTGCTGTCAAGAACGCTAACCTCCGGGCCAAGGCGAACACTCTCGCAAAGCGCAGGCTCCAGTCGTCGGCAGCGCTGGCAGCGAAACGAATTCAGGCGGTAGCCAACCGGACAAAACCTTCCGGTATACGCGCGACTTACCTACAGGCCAAGTACGGGGCACAGTACCTGGGGCCTATCGGGTACCCTGTCCGCCGCCGTCTGTTTTCTCAGAAATCTACGACAGCCTACCTCCAGAGCCGGTACGGGAAGCAGACCTTCAGGTTCACCGCGCAGACCAGCAGGATTACCCGGTACCCCAAGCGTAAAAAAGGAAGAGTCGTAGCCGCAGCCAAGCCTGCCGTACGCAAGTCTGTAACCGGGAGGACTGCGTACGCAACTTCGGTAGGAAGAATCGCCGCCCGTCGTGTCCCCGCGAAGCAGAAAGTTGTGTCCAAGACCCGGACAGCTTCCGGGCTAACCCCTGCGGTTAACGCTGAGTGGATCACGGCAGGCAACGACCTGGGGATCGACAACTGCGTAGCAGTAGCTATAGCCAACCACCGGCTGCTTCACACAGGCCACAGGCTCACCGACGACGTGATACGGGACATGGACCATTTTGCCGGGCGCAGACTGGACTTTGCTATCTACTGTCTCTACTGGGACCGCCTGCTGTTCGATGAATTCCGGATAGAAGACTACGACTCCGTAGACCCGATCAAAGCCTGTCCTGGACTGATCGTAGGATTTGATACTCCCAGGGGTCCTCACTGCGGCGTGCTATTGCCGGATAATAAGGTGATAAGCTGGGGCGAAGTTATTCCCCTTGACGCCGAGATAGAGGAGGCGTGGTTCGTAAAGTGGACAGTAACCCGATAGATCCTGAGACTGAGCAGGAGATCAAAGCCGCTATGGACCAGGCTGTAAGAGACGCCAGCGATGACGGTATCAAAGACGTTGCCGGTTACATGCGCCGCTCTTACAAGGCATTCAAGTCAGAGGGCTTTTCCCGCAGGCAGGCGTTTATCTTTACGCTCGCTCTCTTCCACAACCTCCTCGACCGTGGCTAGCGTATCCGCTGTCAGGCAGGCCCTGGCTACCCAGATTCAGACGCTCACCGGGCTTAGCATGAACCCGAGAATGCCTGACCAGATCAATCCTCCGCAGGGCGTTATCCTGCCCGGCACTCCTTATGCCAAGTACGGCATCACCCTGGGCGAGTCTGTAATGGGCCTTCCGCACGCGGTACCTGTGCCTGCCGAACTCCAGCTGGTAATCGCTGTGTTCGTGTCTCGTGCACCGTCTCTGGAGCGCGCACAGCAGACTGTGGATTCCTACCTGGGATTCGAGCCGTCTGAAACCCTGTCTATCCCGATGGCTCTTCTCCACGACCCTACTCTCGGCGGCATTGTCGAGTACTGCGAGCCTTTGCTGGTACAGGGATACGGTGACATTGAGATCGCCGGTCAGACATACTTCCAGGGGCGAATCCTGACCACCGTATCTGTCACTCAGAGTTAAGGAGCGTAATGGGCTGGGCTAGCGGCGGAGGGATCTTCGACCCGGTGTGCGAGGTAATGCAGACATCGCATCTCTGGCCGATAACTAAGAAAAAGATCCTGGTCGCCTTGATCACGGCTCTTCAGGACGGCGACTGGGACACCGAAGGCGAGAGCCTGGACGCTTTTGCTGACGACCCGGTTGTCGTAGAGGCGTTCAAGGAGTGCGGAGTCTACCTGTGGGGCACGCCTGAATACGACGAAGCTTACGGTGAGAACTCGGTTGAAGAGAAGATGCGGGAGAAGTAATGCGTATCCTGATGGTCCACCCTGGCCCGGAGTTCTCCGTAGCCGACGTATTCAACGGCTGGAAAAGAGCGTTCGAAAAGCAGGGTCACGAGGTAGCTGTATTCAATACGAACGACCGTTTGAGCTTTTACGACCAGGTTTCCATCCCTGACTTCGGAGCTGAGGCTGATCCGGCTACCGGCCTTATCCCGATGCGCAAGGCGATGACTAAGGAAGATGCTGTAACCGCGTCGATGCAGGGGCTGACACACGACCTGTACCAGTTCTGGCCGCACATGGTGTTCTTCGTATCGGCGTTCTTCACCCCCGCGTGGGTTATGGACTTGATCAGGCAGCGCCGTCACAGACTAGTCATCCTGCATACCGAGTCCCCTTACCAGGATGACGAGCAGCTGATGCGTGCCCAGTACGCGCACCTTAACCTGCTGAACGACCCGGTGAACCTGGACGAGTACGCTTACCTGGCCCCGGCTATGTACATGCCTCACTCTTACGACCCGGAGATTCACTACCCGACCGTAGACAAGTTCAAAAGCATAGACTTCACGTTCATCGGCACTATGTTCGACTCGCGGCGGAAGTTCTTCGAGGATCTGGTAGCCCACTGGAAGATATCCGGCGAGCTGAAAGACATGGACTTCGCTTTCGGCGGTGCTGCCATGGACGGTACGCACATGGACGGCTCTCCGCTGCTTGATTACCTTTGCCACCCGCGCGGAGAAGCCGTAGACAACGAAGTAACCGCCGACACGTACCGCAAGTCCAAGGTGGGCATCAACTTCTACCGCCGGGAAGCTGAAGACGGCCACGAAGGCGAAGGCTGGGCTATCGGGCCGCGCGAGGTGGAGTTGGCTGCCTGCGGTATTCCGTGGATCAGGGACGCCCGTGGAGAGTCCGACGAGCTGTTTCCGTTCCTGCCCACGTTCAGCGACCCCGGTGAAGCTTTCGACCTGCTGCGCTGGTACCTGGAGCATGACACTCAGCGGTACGAGCTGGGCCAGAAAGCGCGGGCAGCTATCGCAGACCGTACATTCGACAACCACGCTGCTTTTCTCATGAAGGAAATGGAGAAGTTCGGACTGCTATGACCCGGTACTATGTAGACATTTCCCCCAGTCTTGTCGAAGCTGTACAGGAAGGGATACAAGGAGGCGAACCCATCTGCCCTGACGGCTGGCGGCTGGTAAAACGGTTCGGTCCCCGAAGCAAACTGACGGAACGCTGGATCGTAGAAGACGACGAAGCCGGAGACGAGTACGAGGACATGCTTGTCATGCCTATCTTCACGATGACACTGATCGGTGAAGGCCCCGAGTACGTGACTACTGTCAGTGACCGGGAAATCGTCCAGTAAATCTTTGCTTTCTCTGCACAGCTTCTCAATGAGAAGTGAAGATTCAAATAGCTAATGTTCATATGTGCGAGAACTTCTGCTTACTCCTGAGCTGGCTAAATCCCTGCTTCTCCGGTCGGCTCAGGAGATAGTGAGGTGCAAGCGGCTTGTCTGGCTGCTGGAGCATTATCCTGAACTAAACGGCACTACAATTCATTTCGGAGATGACGGCACTCTGCTGGACGGGCATCACAGGTGCACAGTGGTAATGCTGACAGGAATATCCCTGAAAGTTTTCGCTGAAGACCAGCCTTATCACATGGAATAAGGCTCTAGCACACTGCATATATACGAGCTAACCTAGGAATGGACACACAGACCTATTCTAGGAGCCTACATTGTCGAGGATTCACGGCAGGAACGGTATCGTTTACCTTGGCGTAAACCCTTCCGACCTTGCGACCCCTATGGCCTTTCTTTCCGACTGGTCGATTAACTTCACCGTTGCGAAGGTTGACGTTACCTGCATGGGTGACCAGAACCTTATCTGGGTAGCCGGTCTGCCTGACGCTTCCGGTGACTTCTCCGGCTTCTTCGACACTGCCACCGCGCAGACTTACGTCGCTGCCCAGGACGGACTCCCGCGTAACTTCTATCTCTACCCGTCCACTCTGGGAACTCAGGGCGCGAACCCCGGCCAGTATTTCTTTGGCCAGATCCTGCCTGATTATTCCCTCGCTGGTGGAGTTTCCGCTGCCGTGTCGCTCAAGTCCACCTGGAACGCGGCTTCGCGTATCTCCAGGTACCCTGTCAGCGGTATTACCGGCTCCTAGCCTTCCTAGCAAAAGACCATCTTCGGCCGAAGATGGTCTTTTGCTATTCCCAAATAGTGATAGGCTACAAATGCTTACCACTACCGGAGGATTAATCAGTGACTACGACCGCTCGTAAGGACCGCGAACTCGCAGCTGTCCAGCTTGACAAGGCTGACCCTGAAGCGGTCATCGGAAAGGCTGTTATCGGCAAGGTCGTAGTTGACGACGATGCTCCTGTGGACGGCAAGGTAGTAGAGGGAGACGGCAAGAAATACGACACCGTAGAGCTGACCGGAGAGAAGTTCCGTCTGCGTGAGAAGATCGGCGCTATCGCAATGCTCAAGTGGGGCGCTGCCTCCGAGATGGATACCGACGACCCGCGTGCCCTGGGTGCTATCTACGCCATGCTCAAGAGCGTCATCCTCAAGGAAGACTGGCACAAGTTCGAGGATCACGCCCTGGACTCCGACGCTGACGCTGAGGCCCTGCTGGACGTAGTTACCGGCGCTCTGGAGACCATCTCCGGACGCCCTACCGCGCCGTCCTCAGCCTCCTAGGCTGGCTTCACCGCTACCAGGAGATATTCGAGGGCAAACTCCTCTGGTCAGGGCAGCATATAGAAGACTTCACGCTGCGCGAGATCTGCAACATGGTCTTCTACCACCACGTCAGTAATTTTCCTGTTCCGCAGAGCGAGGACGATCCCACGTTCGAGGAGCAGCTGGAGCTGTTTGAAGAGAACATAGGCCAGCGCGTGTCGGCTGAGGTTAAGGCTGAGAAGAAGATGCGTGCCCAGCTTATTGCCATGGGTATGGACCCGGACGCCAAGCCCGAGCTTTCTCCTGAACTGGCGGCTAAACTGGCAGAAGATGCTCTTAAGTCTGACCAGGACTACTTCTTCTCCGGTGCACTGGACTCCGGTAAGGAGATCAGGGGCAAACGTATTAAGCCAGGGGACAACGACTTTGAATGACGTGTATATCCGCCAGCAGGCCGTAGACGAAATGTTTCGGGACATCGACGGCCCTATTGGTGACCTTATGCGCGACATAGCACACCAGATTCAGAGAGTAGCTGTCGAAAAGGCACCTGTTCTGAATGCCCGTAACGTACGCAGCCTCAGGTCTACTGCTCTTCGCACCGCTGACGGCACTGTAAAGATCCCTGGTTACACCAAGAGGAACATCACGACCACAGTCGGCCATTCCAAGCTGCACAACGATTACGTATTCGGTGGTGCGAACGCTCCCGGTGACCCTGCTATCTTCCTTGAAGTTCCCGCTGAGCAGCTGCACCATAAGCACCCGTTCCTTACGACGGGCCTCTGGTCTGTACATGTCGAGTAATCCCGAATAGGCTGACCCTGACAGCAGCTCCTGAAGGAGAAATACATGGCGCGTTACCTTGGTGAAGCCCGTGTATCCGTGGTGCCCGATGCCGCCCGGTTCAAGCCTCAGGCTGAAGCTGCTGTAAAGAAAGCAACCGCCGGTCTTTCCGGAATGGTAAAACTGAATGTTGACCCTGGTCTCCGGGCTAAGCTGGATGCTCTTGTCAAGAAAGACAGTGCCGGGCTGTCGGCTGACGTAAAAGTAAAGCTTGATTCTAAGGGCTTCGATGCCGAACTGCTGGCACTGAAGGCAAAGACCGACGCACTTTCTAAGTCGCTGGGAAACCTTAAGCTCGGCGGTAACGCTGGTCCGGCCGGGGACTTCCTCAAGGCCACTCTAAAGCAGGCTAGCGAGCTGAGAACCGCGCTTGACAACGTGGGCGACTCGCAGGGGATTACCAGGGCTACGAGCCAGCTTGACAAGATGATCGCATCTTCTGACAAGATACGAACTGCTCTCAGCCAGACCACTTTCGCTGAAGAAGAGGTAGGCAGGGCTGCTGCGAAGGCAGCTCAGGATGCTCAGGCAGCTTCAAGCAAAATAGTAGCCAGCACGAATAAGGTAGCAACAGCAGAAGACAAGCTGGCAACTGCACAGAGCAAGGCATGGGCTACGTACGGCAAGAACCTCCTGGCTACCGAAAAACTGGAAGCAGAAAGGGCAAGGCAGGCCAACCTTGCCGCCGCTGCTACAAATAAGGTAGCAGTCAGTGCTAACCAGGCAGTAACAGCCACCGACAAGGCAGCAGAAGCACAGAGCAAGGCATGGGCTACTTACGGTAAGAACCTGCTGGCTACGGAGAAGCTGGAAGCGGACAGGGCAAGGGCTGCCAAAGCTGCCGATGCTGCTCAGACAGCTTCTATTAACAAGGCGGCGGCTGCCGCTAAGCAGTTTTCGAGTGAAGTCCGCAAGATCGGAATCAACGACAACGTTAAGATCAGGACATCACTCGACACCACCCTTGCCGACTTCCAGCTTGCTAACCTGCGTATCAAGCTGGATACTCTCCGTACTAACGCGAAGGTAGGGCTGGACACCAAGGGCGCTGACGCTCAGGCTGTAGGTTTCCGCGAGAAGCTTAAGGCTCTGCTGGGCAGTGTTTCGGTCAAGGTAAAGGCGGTCAAGGACAACGCCAGCTTCAGCAGTATCCTGAGCTATATCCGGGGCAAGTTCGGAAGCGATGCGGGTAAGGCGGCAGCCGATGCAGGCGATAAGGCAGGGAAAAGCTTTGTCACTAAGCTGGCTGAATCAGCTGCGTTCCAGAATCCCGGTATAACTGCTGCGGTTGTCGCGGGCCTTGCAGCTCTTCCTGCTGCCGTGGGTGCGGTAGGCGTACTCAGCGGCATCGCCCTAGGTGCGAGCATCATAGGCAGTGCCCAGAAACTGATTACGTCGCAGCTCCAGAACAATCTCACTATCGGCCAGAAGCAGCTTACGGTAAGCACTGACCAGGCTACTATTGCACGGCTGAGCAATGTCAAGAAGCCGACGCCTCTTCAGCAGCAGCAGCTCGCCACCGCTCAGCAGAAGCTTCCCCTTGATCAGCAGGCCCTATTCCAGGCACAGAACGCCAGCGCAGGTATCAGCCAGAAGCAGCTGCTGGCGTACCAGGCATCGTTCAACAGTCTTAACAACGCTATCGGCAGGCTGAAGGGCTCTTACCTCCAGTTTGCGGTTATAGCCAGCAAGCCTCTGCTCCAGCCCTTCATAAACGCAGCGGACTACCTGGGCAAGCAGCTCAGAGGACCGCTTGCCGTCGCGTTCCGCGACCTGTTCACTGCCGTAGCCCCGCTGGTTAAGCCCGTAGAGATAGCTCTTCTAGAGATCGTAAAGGGCATTCTTCCCGGTATGACTTCGCTGCTGAACGCCGCCCGTGGGCCGCTGAGCGCCCTGTTCATCGGGTTCGGCAAGATCGTCGGCGTGAAGATAGGTGACTGGTTCAGGGCTGCTACCCCGTACATCAAGGCATCCAGCAATTACTTCCTCGCCCTTGTCGGTGCTCTGGGTAACGTAGTTACCTGGCTGATCAAATTCGGCGGTGAGTCGGCTAAGGCATTCGGTGACCCGGCTCTTAAGGGATTCGGCCCGATCATCAAGGCGATTGCCAATGACATTCTTAAGCTGATCGTGCCTGCTTTCCAGGGCTGGATCGAAGTAATAGCTCCTATTTCCAAGATTCTCGGCTATATCCTGGTACCTCTTCTTAATTTCCTGGCTAACAATCCGGCTCTGGTCAAGGGTATTACCGAATTCGCAGCTGCCTGGTACCTGGCGGCTAAGGCTATCGCAATAGTAAACGTAGCTTTGAAACTGCTGTGGATTAATCCCCTGGGTGCTCCGTGGGTTGCCTTGGCTGCCGCTATCATCATCGCCGCTGTACTTATCATCAAATACTGGGGTCCCATTTCCAGGTTCTTTATCAAGGTCTGGAAGGACATCTATTCCGGCTTTATTACTCCGTTCGTCAACTTCTTCGCCAAGACGATTCCGACTACATTCAAAAATGCTGTTAACTGGGTGCAGAAGAACTTTATCGTCCCGTTCACCAACTTTTTCACCAAGACGATACCGAATGCATTCAATGTCACGCTTAACTGGCTGAAGAAGAACTGGCCGCTGCTGCTGGGAATAATCGGCGGCCCGTTCGGTGCTGCTGTCGGCCTGGTTATCAAGTACCACGCTCAGATCCTGAATGCTATTAAGGCAGCATGGGGCCGCATCGAGAATGTAATAACTGGTGTAGCCAAGCCTATAGGCTCAGTAATAGCAGGAGTATGGAACCAGGTATACAGAATAACTAAATCCGTATGGGGTGTAATTGTCAATGTAATTAAGGTTCCTGTACTTATCATCCTCGGCTTGATCGGTGAGCTGACAATCGGCGTACGCAATGCGTTCAACGCTGTATGGCCGTGGCTCGTCAATACCACCAGAACCGCCTGGGGTCACATCGAGAATGCGATAACCGGAGCTGTTAAGCCTATCGCCTCGATAGTAACAGGAGCATGGCACACTATTCAGGCTGCTACCGCTGCTGCCTGGAACTGGATTTTCAATACCAGCAAGACCATCTGGGGTCACATCGAAAATGCGATAACCGGAATTGTTAAGCCCCTGGTTAGCTGGATCGAAGGTGCCTGGAATACCCTGAAGAATGCTACTGCCGCCGCCTGGAACTGGATCTATACCGCTACCAAGACTATCTGGGGTCACATCGAAAATGTGATAACCGGAATTGTTAAGCCTATGGTTAGCTGGATCATCGGTGCCTGGAACACACTGAAAAATGCTACTGCCGCCGCCTGGAACTGGATCTCTACTACCAGCAAAAATATCTGGACCGGCATAAAGAATATTGTCATCGGTATTGTCAAGGCGCTCTGGTCGGCAATTAACGGTCAGTGGAATAGTCTCAAGACTATTACTCAGAATGCCTTCAACATTGTTCATGACTACATTGTCAACCCGCTTACAAAGGCATGGAACTGGATTAAGAATACTTTCGTTTCCGGCGTGAAATCTGCATTCAGCGGGCTGGTAAGCGGGGTAAAGTCGATCTGGGCAGGGCTGAAAGGTGTCGTTGCCGGGCCTGTGATCGCCGTGGACAAGATCTGGAACTCCTTTGCCGGGTTCGTTAACAAGGGCCTTTCCATCTTCGGCATCCATAAGGGCCTGCCTACTAACGCTCCCACCAACTTCGCCCGAGGCGGTAAGGTGCCCGGATTTGCTCCTGGCTCCGACACTGTTAACGCCCGGCTGTCCCCTGGCGAGTACGTCCTTAACCCCACGGCAGCCCGTGCTATCGGGCACAGAACACTGGACAGGCTTAACGCTTCCGCACGCCCTGGCCTCAGCCTCCGCACGCACCCGGCGAAGTTTGCCAGCGGCGGATCGGTCACAGCAGGATACGTCAACCCCATTCCGGCAGGAGCCACCCCGGAGCGTATCGACCAGGGTGTTGACTTCGCAGGCAACGGGCCGATCAAGGCAATCGGCGCTGGCACGATCCTTGAAACCAGTGGTGCTGGCTGGCCTGGCGGCCCTTACATGTCCTACCGCCTGAACAACGGTGCTCTCGCCGGTCTGGACGTGTACGTCGCAGAGAACATCCGTCCTACAGTCAGAGCCGGACAGGCAGTCAAGGCCGGTGAAACGATCGCCAACATGTTCAACGGCGGTACCGGAATTGAAACGGGCTTCGCTGCCCCCGGCGGCTCTATCCCGCTTTCCCAGACTGCTGCTGCTGGCTCTATCTCCGGAGGAAACCTGCCGGGAAACGGGGCGACGAAGGTCGGTATCCTGTTCGATGAACTTTTGCAGGCACTGGGTGCCCCTCGCGCTCCCAACTACCCGGCAGCAGGCGTAGCCGGAGGAGGCGGAAAGCTCCCCGGTAACCTCAACAACGTCGGCAGCGGCAGCGGCGGCAATGCCCTGCTTAACCTGGTAAAGGCTATCGGCAGCGGCGCACTTGGAGTTATAGGATCTGTCCTTACAAGCCTCGCTCAGGCAGCACTGAGCGGAATTGAAGGTCTTCTCACAACTGGACTGAGCCACATTCCCGGCCAGGGGCCGTTCCACGACCTCCCGATTGAGGTAGTAACGGAGATCATCAATGCGGCCAAGGGCAAGCTAACCGGCAATCAGAATAACTACACGCAGGTTTCTGGTGGAACTGGCCCGCCGGGAGGAGCTACCGGATCTAGGCTCGCTAACGCTCAGCAGGGTTATCAGTACCTGCTGAAGAACCTGTTCGGAGGTAATAAGACAGCGGCAGCCGGAGCAGTAGCCTCTATTGACGGAGAGTCCCTGTGGAACCCGTTCGCTCAGGGTACTGGTGGCCGTGGTCTTATCGGCTGGACACCACCGGGCACTATTTCTAATGCAGACTTCAGCGGCGGCATGAAGACCCAGCTCCCGGCTGTCCTGAGATTCGTTACCAACAGCGGAGACTCCGGGGTTATTGCCCAGATGTTCCGGGCTACCACTATTAACCAGGCTGCCCAGGAGTGGGACCACGGTGTTGAGCGTGCAGGTATTAACGACGTTCACCCGGCAGGTCTGGCTCTGGCTAAGCAGGTATCTGGACTCGCTAATGCAAGAGGTGGTATGATCCCCGGCCGGGGAGCAGCACATTATGCGTCCGGCGGCCTGGTCAGCGCTTCCGCCCTGGCTAAGGACCAGTCTTCTGAGGTAGGAGCCTTCGGTACTCTGTCCGGAGCCACCAGGGCGCTTCTCGCTCATCCGAATTCCTACGCCAAGAGCCACAAGGCATCTCTCACCAGCGAACTGGCTACGATTACCAAGCGTCAGCAGGCCGAAGCTGCCGCCTACAAGGCGCTGTCCGGTAAGGGTTTCACTAAGAGCAACTTGTCGAAGTTCGGGTCGGCTGCTAAGTCCGAGCTGACCACCAGCGGCGACAAGATCCTGTCCACAGCTGAAGTGAAGCAGACCGGAGCACTCGGCAGCGTGCTAAAGGCAATTATCGGTGAATCAGCACTTTCTCTCCCAGTATCAGGAGGCGGAAACACAGGAATTCCCAGTGCCGCTACCCTGGCTAAGGAACAGGCCGCAGAAAAAGCTGCCTACAACAGCCTGGTAGCCGCCACCCGCTCCGCTCTCGCCCATCCGACTGCCTTCGTGAAGGCGCACAAGGCGACCCTGACCGGAGAACTGGCTACGCTCGAAAAGAGGCAGGCCACCGAACAGGCCGCTTATGCACTGCTGTCGGGCAAGGGCCTGACCAAGAGCAACTTCTCTAAGTTCGTGTCGGGAGTAAAGTCTGAGCTTACTACGGACAAGGACCAGGCTCTTACCGGCGCGGAAGCTGTCCTGACCGCTAAAATGGCCGACACACTGGACGCGATACTCGGCGTCGCCGGTCCAGCAGTTCCTGGTACTAGCGGCAGCACTGGCAGCACGAAGAAGATCGTAGTTCCCCGTACCAACGTGATCGGACTGGCCCGGAACCAGGCGGCCGAAAATGTCTCCTACGATAACTTGCTTGCCGCCGCCGCAGCGAAGAACATTCCGCCCGGCGGAAATCTGGGTCTGCTGAAGACCAGGGAGAAAATAGAGCAGGCATCCTATTTCCCGTTGACGGGTACGAACGGGCTGAGTAAGGCAAATCTGGCGAAGTACACCAATAATCTTAAGTCGGTACTGTCGGTTGCTAAGAACAAGTCTTTCTCCCAGTCCCTCCCGGCAGAGACCACAGCGCTTGCGAAGACGCTGAACATGCTGCTGGCAGTCATTGCCGGAGGAACGGCTACCATCGGAGGAAAGGGGGTTTCTGTCAATGCACTGAAGAAAGTAAGCTCCTCCGTAAATCCCGTTGCGAACCTGGTCAGCGGCCTGACATCGGCGCAGTACGGCTCGGATCTGAAGTCGGTTCACGGTATTTCCCTGGCAACTATCCGGAAGAACCCGGCACTAAGCCATATCTGGCATCTGCTGCACTTGCAGCATGAGGCCGACATCGGAAAGAAGCTGGCCCACGGCGGCCCGGTATTCGACAACGGCGGAATTCTCAAGCCGGGTGCTAACCTTGTTTACAACCACACCGGCAAGCCGGAGCACGTGGTACCGAAGAATAAGGTAAGCAGCCAGACTGTAACCCTGGAATTTGCCAGCGGCGGCGGCAGTGAATTTGATCAGTTTATGATGACAATGCTGCGCCGGTACGTTAGGGTAAAGGGCGGCGGGAACGTTCAGAAAGCGTTCGGGAAGCAGGGAGCTTAGTGGCAACTGTTAACGGTGCGTTTACCGCCGCAGTAACCGCCCAGGCTGCTTTCGCTGGCCAGAAGATAATAACCAGTGGCTTCCCGCATCACCAGCTGAATGCAAAAGTAGAGCTGCTGGTAAACACGACGTGGACCGACATTACTCACTACGTCCTGGTCCGTGACGACCTTACTATGGTGATAGGCCGCCCTGACGAAGCGTCTTCTATGAACGCGTCAACGCTGACGGTCACCCTGAAGAACACAGACGGCCGGTTCACCCCTGACAATTCCTCCGGAGCTTACTACCCGTACGTCCAGCTCAATACCCAGATTCGGGTAAGCGTCACCGACAACTCCGTAACAGGAGTGGCGTACACCGGCTACCGTTTCTGGGGTGAGGTAAGCGAATGGCCGCCGCAGTGGGACCCGACCGGCAAAGATGTCTACGCTACCATCAGCGCTTCCGGTATCTGGCGCAGGCTTAGCCAGTCCACCACTACCATCGGCTCGCCGTACACGCGGTACACCAAGAGCCTGGCTAACGTAGCCGCGTACTGGCCGATGGAAGACGGTCAGGGTGCTACGACTTTCGCTACGCTGGTCCCGGCTACGTCGAATGCGATGACGATGGTCACCACCAACGGGTCGCCTAGCCTTGCATCCTGTTCTGCGTTTCCCGGCTCTGACGCTATTCCCCAGCTGAGTGGTGCTGAGTTCAACGGGCAGATTACGTCGTCCAGTCACCCCAGTCATATCTTCTTCCGGCACGCTATGTTCGTCCAGGGCGGCGGGGACTCGGGAGTAACAGCTGGCCAGGTAGTTTCCAAGCTGCACACCGCAGGCACGGTAGCGACTATAGAAGTAGGTCTTGCCTCGGCTGCTGGCGGCGGCCCGATAACTATCACCGGGTACAACGGGTCCAACTCGGTACTGTTCACCGGCTCGATCACGGCAAATATCTGGGGTATTCCGTACCTGGTGCAGGTCAGCCTCGACCAGGTAAGCAGCAATGTGCAGTGGGAAATGCGCCTGATTATCCCCAACACGAATGTTGACGCCGGTACAGTCCGGGGCCTGGTTCCCGGTACCGTCGATGACGCAACCGTAGTTATCTTCAACAACAACGCTGCGTTCCAGGGAGTTTCAGTAGGGCAGGCGTCCGTGATCTACGGTGACCCGTCAATTGCTACCGCTGCATACGCACTGGGCGGCTGGAACGGCGAGAACGCACTGACCCGTTTCCAGAGAATCTGCACCGAACAGGGAATACCCACGGCGGCCATTGGTTCCACTAGCACCACCATGGGACCGCAGCTCGATGACACTCTGGTTAACGTACTACAGACTGTAGAAGATACTGACGGCGGCCTGATCTACGAAACTCAGAACATGTTCGGCCTGGGTTACCGCACAATGTCCAGTCTTCAGAACCAGACTTCAGCGCTGACTCTGAACTACGCATCGCAGCAGGTAGGACAGCCGCTAGCCCCGGTAAACGACGATGCGCTGGTCCGTAACGACATCACGCTGACTAACTACGACGGCTACGCGGTAAGAGTATTCCTGCAAAACGGTGCCCGGTCCCTGAACCCTCCGCCTAACGGTGTCGGCAGCGGCTATTCGTACAGCCGGAATACTAACAGCACCAGCCATACCCAGGTAAACGCTCTCGGCAGCCAGATCCTGAATACAGGCACGGTCGCGCAAAACAGGTACCCCAATGTCACCGTCAACCTGGCCCGCGTGACAACCGCGCCTTTGTTCAACTCTGCTCCCGCCATGCGGGAAGGCGACTACCTCCAGATCACCAACATGCCCTCGTTCGGCGGCCTTGCTACGCAGAAGCAGCTCGTGTGGGGCTGGACCGAGACAATTAACGACTACACCTGGAACCTCGTCTACAACACCATTCCCGAAGCCCCCTGGGAATCCAGCTTCAACCCTGGTACGTCCGCTACAGGTCAGGTTCCAGGTGCTCCGATAACAGCCGGGCAGTCGAATACCGTCACCGGAGCACAGATAGCCGAAGGCGCTATCATCGGCAGCAACATCGCCACCGGAGGCGTAACAGGCAGCAACATTGCCACTGCGGCAATCACTGCTGTTAACATTGCAGACGCTACTATCACGGGTACGCAGATTGCCGCTGGTGGTATCGGTGCTACGAACATTGCCAACGCGTCTATCACTGCTGCGCAGATCGCCAACGCTACTATTACCAGCACGCAGATCAGCGGCTCGGCTAACATCACCGGCTCCCAGATAGCCAGCGCGACAATCACCGGCAGCAACATGGTCAACGCCACCATCACTGCCACGCAGATAGCCAATGCTACTATCACGGGTGCGAAGCTGGTCAGCGGCACTATTACTGCCACGCAGATAGCCAACGCCACGATCACAGGCTCGAACCTGGTAAACGGCACGATCACCGCCACGCAGATAGCTTCCGCAACTATCACCAGCTCGCAGATCAGCTCCAGCGCAGGTATCACCGGATCTCAGATTGCCTCCGGTACGATCGCCGCCGGTAACATCACCAACGCTACGATTACGAACACGCAGATCGCGAGCGGTACGATCACCGGGTCGAATATTGGGGCTTCGACTATTACCGGCTCGAACATGGCTAATGCCACGATCACCAACGTCCAGATTTCCAACGGCACGATCACCACCACGCAGATCAGCAACTCAGCTAACATCACCGGAACGCAGATAGCTACAGGAACAGTAGCAGGAAGCAACATCGCCGCCGGAACTATCACCGCGTCCAACATCGCCGCCGGAACTATCACCGCTACGCAAATTGCCGCAAACACGATCACAGCAGGCAAACTGGTAGGCGGAATCGTAGTAGCCGGTATCGTAGACGCGACTACTATTACCGGCGCTAGCATCGTCACGGACGGAGCTACCGGGCAGTTCCTGATTTACTCCGGCACTCCTGCTGGCGGCAACTTGATCGGCTCGTGGTCCGGAGCCAGCGGATCTGACAGTTTCGGCAATACCTATCCCGCTGGTCTCAGCGTGCAGCAGGGCGTAATCACAGGTATCGACATTGACTCGGTTACCATTACCAACGCCACGCTTCAGGGTGACATCCTACAGGGCTCTACAATCACCAACCCGACCATAAACGGCGGCACGATTGACGAAGCCGCCATTACGTTCGATTCGGGCGGCGGCAGTCAGCTGGTATATACCAGCAGCACCACAACCGTTACCCAGACTGCCAACGGTGCGTACACGTTCACTGTTCCGGCCGGGGTAACCAGTCTTATGGTGGAATGCTGGGGTGCCGGTGCCGGTGGTAACGGCGGTACGACTTCTCTCGGCGGCAGCGGCGGCGGTGCCGGACAGTACAGCGCGCACCTGAATTACCCCTGTATCCCCGGCCAGGTGTTCTCGTACACGGTCGGTAACGGCGGCGGAGGCGGTACTACAGGCAGCGGTAACGGCGGCGACGGCGGCGACACGTTCTTCGACGGCAGCGGAGGCGTGTACGCGAACGGCGGCCAGGGCAACGGCAACGGCGGAACGGGAGTCCAGGGAGCGGGCACTGTCTTCCACACGGGCGGTAACGGCGGCGGGGTAGGTTCTACGGGTGGCGCTTCCGGCGGTAACTCGGCTAACGCTTCACCGACCAGCGGTACGGGTAACAGCGGCGCGGCTTCTACCACCTCTACCGGGCATGCGTCTCCCTCAGCTCAGACAGGCTCAGGAACCGGCGGGGCGGGCGGTAACAGCGGAGCTAACGGCTCTAACGGAGGTGCGCCTGGCGCTGGCGGCGGCGGTGCGGGCAAGGGCTCTACCACCAGCACACTGACCAAGACGTACGCGCCGCTGTGGTCAGGATCGTACCTCGGACCTGATGCAACCAGCGGAGCTAACACCCTGCGGTCAGCGTTCACGATGTACCAGGGCGGTGAAACGGCTTCCGGCGGTGCGGCGAACGGCAACCAGTACAGCATCTTTGCGTTTGACCGGGCGACGATCGCGGCCGATTTCAGCGGATTTACGGTCACTGCAACCAAGCTCCAGCTGGCTAACCTGCACTCCTGGTACGGCAGCGGAATGACGATCGCGTTTGACGAGTACGCGGGCCTGCCGGGTTCGGTGCCGAGTACGGGACCGCGCGGCAACTACTTTGTCTCCCCGGCCAGTGCTACCACCGCTGAAGGAGCAACGAATAACTTCAGCCTCCCTGCCTCGGTGGGGCAGCGGTTCGTTACCGGGTCTGACAACGGTATGGGAATCGGGTATACGACGTACACGAACCACCCGTACAACCTCGGGTACTACGGTTATTTCGACGGCTCTCAGACGCGGCTGACAATCACCGGAACAGGCGGCAGTGCAGGATCGTTCAGTGCGGGTAACGGTGCTGACGGCCAGGTAAAAATTACCTATATCTCCAGCACCACACTGGGCGCAGCAGTTGCCCCGGTCAGCGGAACTGATTCCAGCAGCAATGCCTACGCAGCAGGCTTTACCGGCCACGTTGCGGCATTCCAGCCCGGCAGTTCGCCTACGGCAGTAGAAACTTGGCACACCCTGTCTATATCGCTGACCGGCTGGGCCACTACAACCGGCGGCCAGATTCCGCTCCAGTACTGCTACGTGCCTATCGGTCCTAACGGGTCCATATGGATAGTCGGAGACATCACGGGAACTGCTATTAGCGCCAGCACTGCAATCGCTACACTTCCTACAGGCTACCGCCCGACCGGCGGTAATCCCTTGTCTCTCCCCGTGTGCCGTTTCGGCGGAACGCTCTCGTCTGCCGACGACGGTATCTGTCAGATATCCACCTCTGGTGCTCTTCAGCCGTTTAACTGCAACGGAGCTACGCGCTTGATCTTTAATGCAGTAATCCCCATCCTATAGGAGAATAACCATGGCAGTTAACGCACCTAACCTCGGTTTGATCAGCCAGCAGGCAGGGCAGATCGTAATCGACGCCCGTAACATCATTCAGCGTGTTATCTTCTTCAACCAGTACATTCAGACCCTGGGTATTGATGGTCTGGTTGCTCTCGGTTTTGTTCAGGCAGACGCTGAGCTGATGATCGCTGTCTACGCGAATCTGAGCACAGTGGCAGACGTGTGCCTGGGTGAAGCGTATACCGGGCCTCCTCTTCCATTTAACTTCCTGGGCCAGACTGTTCCTTTGTGGGGCGGGCAGTAGAATAAGCGGCATGATAACGATTGCCGCCAAGACATGCCCCGAGTGCAGTGATAAGTTCGTGCCGAAGTCAGTGAAGCACAAGTACTGTAGCAAGGAGTGCAGGGAAAGAACTAAAATGACTCCTCAGTACACGGTAACTGACCCGTCGAACCACTTGCTGAGCCTGGGCACGCCCTCTGCCATGAGCTGCGGTGTGATGGAGACAGAGGACGGCCCGTTCCTTATCCTGACGGTGCGTACTACGTCGGCAACTGTGACTGTTTCACTGGCGGAAAAGGAAGCGCTCGGCTGGCTCATTGAGATCGGGAAGAAGATCAGCGCTATGCAGAAGAGTAACCCGGAGAGTTAACCGTCGCCGTCGTAGTAGTTCAGTGCGAGCAGGACACAGGCGGCTACAGCCTCCAGGAACACGATAGCCATCGCTATTTCTGCCCAGTACTGCCTTATCCATCTACGCATAGTTCTTGTCCGGCGGGAAGTACCTGGTCAGTGCGCTCTGGTCGGACAGAATCCGGGCACTAGGGTACTCATGGCTTAGCCAGGCTTCGACGGTAGCGATCCGGGCCATCAGCTGAGACCTCTCTACCGGGCGGTAATCGCAGCCGTTGTCAGAGGTGTAATTGCCCGCGCCGGGCGTACCCCATACGCTAGCTCCTGCGCTGCCTCCGAGGGCATTCCACACTGAACCGCTGGCATAGCCCTCTTCGTAACGGTTGCCGTAAGAGCCGTATCCCCGGCCCATGTCAACGTTCCAGGACAAAAGCTTGACCGCTTTCGGGGGAACGCACAAGCCGATGATCTCGGCATACTGCGACCTGAATCCTTTTTCCCCGATGATGACGCGGCCGGTTCCCCTGACGACTCCGAAGATGGGAAGATCTATGTATATGCCGTTGAACCTCGGAGTATCGTGGTAAAACCCGCTCATAATCTCCTGCACGTCCAGCTGCTTGTCGAAGTAAGCCCAGAATCCGCAGCCGCACGGCTCTCTGTACTCCGGAGGCTCGTGCGTAAGGCCGAGGTGAACAGGAGTAGTTGAAAAGGAAAAGCTGTAGCTAGTAGCAGTACACCGGGCTGTCTGCTTTCCGTCAGTCCAGGTGCAGTTGTTGGCCCCGGTCAGCAGCCCCCTGTAAGTGCTGGCAAAGTACTGGTCGTAACCCCGGACTTTGAATCCGGCGAGAGTTGCAGGCACGGGCAGTTTCCACCAGCGGTAGCCGTGCACTTCCCCGATCGCCATGTCCCACTCGTCGGGAGCGCCTTTTTCGGAGAAGCCGTCGATGCCCGTGGACGTAATAGGAGGCTTGTCGTTACTCACCGGGTCTCCTGTGTGAATACGCAGCTTGTTTGCGGTATTAATCCGGCCGGTAGGTCCACCGAAGGCAGCATATATCTGCTGGAGTGCACGACGGTTGATGAAGCTAGCCATAATTCTCGTCCGGCGGGCAGGCGTAGTAGAGATTGCCCATACTGGCATGCACACGGACATCAGCGCCGAGAACTTCCGTGACCGCACTGTCGAATGCGTTCCGTACTACCTCGCTGCTGACCATAAACGTCTGAGCGAGGAAGGAAATTATCTCCATTTGCATCTGCTGAGGACCGCTGAATGCAATGGAAACCGGATCGGTTATACTATTCAGGTTTATGAACTCCCCGACACTATGATCCTGGTCTTCGTAGTAGCAGGGCAGTTCTGTGCCTGCGACCGTTATGTCGGTGACCTTGGCCCGCTGGGTCCTGAAGCCCTTTTCACCGATGATGGTCCGGCCGCTGCCCTCTATCACTCCGAAGAGCGGAATGCTGGCTATGTACCCGTGTGCCCGCTGGAAAGTTACGCACGGATGCGTTCTGTAATCGCCCTGGTCACTCCAGTACGCCCAGAAACCGCAGCCGCAGCTAGGCTCAGGAGCAGGGTGACAGGATTGAGGCAGGAGGCTCGTAGTAAAACCGTAGCGCTCGCAGACAGCCTTGTGCCAGCCGTCCGGCTTCCTGCTGTACTGACTCCAGCAGCCTCCGTGCATTCCCGCGACCGCAATATTGGTGAACGAAGGCGTCCATTCCGACATAGGCCAGGGGATATCCCTTGTCGTAGTCGTGTACCTGCCCAGGAGACTGGAGGACCTGACGAAGGGAAGGCGCAGCTGCCACCATCGGTAGCCACGTACCGTACCCACTGCCATGTCCCACGCCTCAGGCTCGCCCTTTTCGTGGAATCCGTCCATGTGCACGGGTCAGGCAGGAACCGGCTCGGCTACGGGCACGATCTCAGGAGACGGCTCCTCGACCGGGACAGTAGTAGGCATCGGTACCAGGATGATGCGCTCCTTGTCCTTACCGATGTCACCCGCGTTGATCGTCCTCATGGTTCCTCCGTTTTGTCAGGTTTGCGTGCGTACCTCTCCTGCAACAGCACGTCTTCCGGACTTATTCCGAGTGCGGTGACCAGTCTCCGGAAGGCGCTGACCAGGGGCATCTTGCGGCCCTGCTCGTACGAGGCAACAGAGTCGCAGGACATCCTGGCAGCCTCGGCTAGCTCGTGCTGCGTCATGTACCGCAGGTGCCGGTAGTACTTGAGCAGTCCAGGATCGATGCGTACCCGGTCTCTCGCCACGATGATACTGTACCGCTTATGGGCAAGGAAAAGCTGTTCTCCGTGACGCTGGACGACTGCGAGATACAGACGTTCCAGGCAGGAGGACCGGGAGGTCAGCACCAGAACCACAGCAACACCGCCGTACGCATCGTCCACCGGGCCAGCGGAGCCTCAGGGGTATCGCGGCAGGAGCGCTCTCAGCTACAGAACAAGAAGCAGGCGTTCCGCCGGATGACTGAGGACCCGAAGTTCAAGGTGTGGCTGAACCGGGAGATCTTCCGGCTGGACGGCAAGCCGTCGCCCGAGGAGCTGGTCAAGAAAGACATGGCCCCGGACAACCTGCGCGTAGAGGTGAAACAGAATGGCAGATGGGCGGTAGACTAGCCGGTATGGCCGTATATTTCCGTGTGCACCCGGACAAGTCCAACCGCGACATCTTCGACCCAGACTCCCTCCTCTACGACGCCGAGTTCAACGAGGCTGAGCCTGAGGACGTTCACTCGAACGACGTGCTGGTCACCGCCACGCCCGAAGAGTGGGAGTCGATCGTCTCCAGCCGCAAGTAGGAATAAGCTCAGCCAGTTAGGTGTTCAGCATGACGACAGCAGCGAAGCGTGCGAAAAAGAAATCTAACCTCAAGGCGAAGAGGGACGCGGCAGAGGAGATAACCCCGCAGGTTAACGAGCCGGTGACTACGGAATCGGAGCACGCAGCAGCCATGTCGGCTCTCGCCGCAGCCCGGAAGTTCAAAAGGAAAAGGATTAAGGAAGAATGATTCGCATACTGCTGGCGACAGGGATTGTATTCGGTGCTTCAGCTTTCGCCGTACTCGTGTACTACATACTTATTAAATACGGTGACTTCGAGTGACAGAGATAACGTTCAGGACAGACAGCAGTGTAGAGCTAGTTGACTCCATGGCCCGTGACCGCATGGTTGTCAGGGCGGCGAGAGTTTCCACGGGGACTACGACCCTGGACGTTCCGCTTGTTCTTTCCGACACCGGCCTGATCGGCTTCCTGATGAAGAACAGGCACGGCACGCCGTTCGAGCACAACGCATTCACTTTCCGTGTCGAGTGCCCGATCTTCGTCGCCCGTGAGTTCATGAGGCACAGGATAGCCAGCTTCAACGAGGAGTCAGCCAGGTACAAGAAACTGGACGGCGTATTCTGGGTACCAGCGCCAGCGCGTCCGCTTGTACAGGAAGGAAAGCCCGGCCGTTACACCATGAAGCTAGGGACAATAGAACAGTACAATTTCGCGGTCGAAGA